GCATTGGCTTCCAAAGGAATTAAAGCAGAAGCATACTTCTTCATCAACTTACATCTCATATAAAAAGAAAACCGGGTTTACAGATAACTCGCTTATCTTGCCAAATGGTAGTCAGATTATCTTTAAAACATACGCTGCTTACGCGAATAATGACACAATTCTTGAGGGTGCTGAATTAGGTTCAAGGACACCTGTCTGGCATAACATAGGAGTTTGGTTGGACGAGCATTTAGGTGGCCCCGAATTACTTAATACGCTAAGGTTCCGATTAGCCACGAGAAATTCTAAAATGCTCGTAACCTTCACTCCTATCGATGGATGGACTGAAGTGATCAAAGAATACCTGGATGGAGCTACTAGCATAGAAAGCCGAGAAGCTGAGCTTCTAGGCGGAGAGCTTGTCCCTTATGTCCAGCGGAGTAAGAAGCGCAATGCATCCGTTCATTACTTCCATTCCAAAGACAACCCTTTCGGTGGCTACGAGCGAATCAAGGAGACACTAGTTGGACGGCCTCGGGAGGAGATCCTAATTCGTGCGTACGGGGTTCCAGTTAAGTCCCACGCCACCAAATTTCCAAAGTTCAATAAGGAAGTTAATGTCGTATCTCCAGATAAGATTCCGACTAGTAATGTCACCCGTTATCACATTATTGACCCAGCGGGATCGAAGAATTGGTTTATGGCGTGGATAGCCGTTGATGCGTCTGGAACATACTGGGTCTATCGTGAGTGGCCGGGTGTCGATGTAGGCGACTGGGCTGAATGGAAAGGTGGAAAGTGGATGCCGGGGCCGGGAGCCAAAGGCCAAGGGTTTGGTATCCGTGACTACATGGACTTGATTGCAGAGCTAGAGGGTGACGAGAAGATCTTTGAGAGGTTAATCGACCCACGCCTTGGAGCGGCAAAGTACCAGTCTGCGGATGGGGCGTCGAGTATTATTGAGGATTTGAATGATGCTGGAATGGTTTGTATTCCAGCCCCAGGGTTAGATATTGACGATGGACTACAAGCCCTTATTGGCAAGATGTCGTGGGACACCACTAGACCTGCAGATTCGGTCAACCGACCACATTTCTATGTCTCATCCGAATGCGAGAACATCATCCAAGCTCTTAGCGAGTACACGGGTGATGGGGGTCTAAAAGAGGCGTGGAAAGATCCTATTGACGTTCTTCGTTACGCCGCTATTGCAGGGATAGATCATGTTGACGAATCCAGAAATCTTGCTACAAGACAGGGAGCAGGAGGCTACTAATGGACAACGAAGAACAAACACAGGCATTCAACAATGCATTGGATTCAGCAATTGATAGATTTACACAGGAGTTTGATTTGAGCTATGCCTCCGTCATTGGCGTACTTGTAATGAAGGCAATAGAGATCACCATACAATCATCACTTAATTATGAAAACGACAGCGAAACCAGCAGTTAAGCGTGGGCGTCCAGCCAAGAAAAAACAAGAAACTGATAACACATCTGTGGAACCTCAAGTGGAATCCACATATGAAGGGGATTATTTGGTTCTGCGGGTTTGCCCTAATCCTAATTGGGTACTTGTCCGCATGGATGGCGAGGCCGTCCCAGTTAAAGCTCCACCTCGGGTTTCGCACAAACTAGTTGGCAAACCCATAAAAGTTGCTATTATCCGCCAAGGAGTAGGCGAGGAGTTCTACGAATATATGCCATCATGAGCGCACCAACAGAAGAGCAAGAAGAGGCGATGATCTACGCCGAAGAGGGGCCAAACGTCCTAGCGTTGACTGACGCTTACGACAAATGCCTTATTGATTTGGATGAGTATTTCGAGGCTTGCTTGCGCTCGTATGATGATCGCCGCAATCTCTGGGAAGGGAAGTCTGACGACCTCCGCAAACAAGGCGCAAACGCCTTCCCTTGGCAGGGAGCTAGTGATATTGAGGTCAATGTCGTTGGGGAGCGTATCGACGCATTTGTGGCCATCCTAGACCAAGCGTTACAGCGTTCCCACATCAAGGCGTTCCCAACTTCGATGGCATCCATGCCACGGGCTTCAATGGTGTCTGGATTTCTCAAGTGGATGCGCTCCACTTATATCCCGAACTTCCGTCAACAGATGGAATTGGGTGCTAATTATCTGCTAGAGAAGGGGTTGATGGTGTCATATGTCGGATGGAAGCGTGAAAAAAGGACATATTTACAACAAGTATCCATCGAGGAAATCGCACAAGTCTCCCCTGATCTAGCGGAACTTATTGTTAGCGGTGCTGATGACGAAATGGTATTTGGCATGTTGCAGACTGCCTTCCCCGATTTGTCTGACAAACGCGCCAAGAAAGCCATCATGGATCTCCGCAAGAAAGGTCTGGCTGAAGTCTCAATTCCTCGTACATCGGTAGATTGCCCAGTAGTTTACTCATGCGCCCCTGATGGCGAGGTACTTTTCCCATCGTATGTGACCGATCCTCAACGTGCACCGTATGTTTTCTGGCGTACATTCATGACAGCGCAGGAGCTGGAGAAAAAGGTGGCTACCGAGGGATGGGATGCCGATTGGGTGGAGAATGCTATCCAAACCCTGCGTGGAAAAGATTCCATGTACCTTGATGGCGAGAAGCTCAAGACAATTGATCGCCTCCCTATTACAGACGACAATGACCTTGTAATGGTTGTCTATGGCTACCAGCGCCTGATTGACGAGGAGGATGGCTCTGAGGGTATTTACTGCACGGTATTCCACCCCACTACCGAGGGCTACGCTAAACACGAATTGCTCAATGGCTATGACGACTACCCCTTTGTGGTTACGCGCCTATCGAACGACCAGAAGCGCATGTACGAAACGCAGACCTTCTCGGACATTCTCCGTGGAGCGCAAATGCAAATCAAGACCGAGCGTGATTCTCGTATCGATCGTGCTTCTCTGGCTACTCTGCCTCCACTACTGCACCCGGCTGGTCGTCCTCCCTCTGATTGGGGGCCAGGCGTAAGGGTTCCGTATCGTCGTTTGGGTGAGATCCAATGGGGGCCACCGCCGCCAGCCGACAATGGTTCTATTGAGGTTGAGGTTTCCATGACTGCACAGGCAGACCGAGCTGTTGGTCTGGACATGTCCAATCCAATCTCAGCCTCACGCCAGCAATTCATAGTGTCCAAGTTCTTGGATCATGTCCGCGACGTGCTGAATATGGCGTGGAAACTCTATCAACGCATGGGTCCAGACGAGGTGTTCTTCCAAGTCACTGGAAACCCTAACCCACAGGTAATGACCAAAGGCTCGGCTGATGAGAACTTCAGCATTGTGGTTAACTTCGACTCGCAATCAAACGACCCAGAGACTGCTGAGACTCAGCTCAAGAACATGGTGTCGCTGGTTCAACTCGACCGCAATGGAATCATGGATGTGAATAAGTTGCTTGAGTTCACGGCATCCAGCATCAACCCAATCTTTGCCGACTATGTGTTGCAACCCGCTGAGGAGGCTCAACAGAAGGTCGCTAAGAATGTCACAGACGACCTTGCCAAGATCTTTGCTGGCATTGAGGTTCCGGCCCAGCCAAATGGCGCACAGATGGCAATGCAGATGATCCAAGCATATGTCCAGCAGCCAGATGTAGCGGCTCGCGCACAACAGGACGAGGCATTTGCAGCACGACTCCAGAAATACGCCAGTCAATATGAATTTATGATGCAACAAGCTCAGAATGCTGAGATAGGTCGAATTGGAACCCAGAGCGCAAATATGGGTGGAATCAACACGCAAAACATGCAACAAGGATAACTTATGAAAAAAGGTAAATCATGTGGCTGCGGTCACGAAAAGATGGAGCGTAAAGGCAAAGGTAAAGGCAAAGGCTATGTCGAAATTGAGATTAAGATGAGCCGCGTGCCAAAGAAGGCAGCCAAGCGTAAGTAATCCATGAAAGCCAAAATGCTTAAACGCAAGGATGGTTCCATGTCTAAGCGTGGCATGTGGGACAACATCCGTGCCGCTAAAGGTTCTGGCAAGAAGCCAACCAAGGAAATGCTAAAGCAGGAGCGTAAGATCAAACGCGCAGAGAAACGCAAGTAACACTATCCTAACAAGGTCAATTCCCAAGGCTATGCTCGTTCGGCCTATCGAGCCATGATCAAATGGGGACGGTCATCGGATTCCAAATCCGCTTCCGAGTTAATAGGCCGCCAATCTAACACCACTATGACACCGATACCAAAACCTAGCATCCAAGTAGCCGTAGAAGCGCTCTCCGACCGAGACGAGTACAAAGCCATCATCCAGTTTATACGCGATGAGCGCGAAAAGTTCTTTGGGGATTTCCGCCAAGCAGAATCATCGAATGATGTAATGAAACTAGCAGGAAGCATCTCCACACTGGATGAGTTGCTTTCGGTCTTGTCTTGACATTATTGTCTAAGTCGTATAGAGATTCACTTATTATGATGAATCGCCAAAATTTTAATAAGGCTATGTCAAGCAAGATCCAATCAATGGGTGGCATGGACGCAATGAAAAGCCAAGTGCAAAGGGCAATGCCTACAAGCATGTTCTCCCGACCAGCCGCTTCTGGGAACAAAGCTCGCGGAACAATGTCATCTGCAATCTACAAGCCAATGGGCGGAATTTGATTGCTTGACAAACACGCCAGAATAGTTTA